TATGCTATTACCAGCGCGAACAGATACGAAGTGGTTCCACGATTTCATTTATCACAAAGCAGAAATCCGCTTCATACGTGGCCGCCTGAAATTCGGGGATAGTAAAAACAGCGCCCCGTTCCCTTCGATGGTGGTTATCTACAAAGAGAAAGGAGAACGGACGAATGGCAAAAGGGAAGAAAAAGAATAAACGCCCGGAATACGTTGTTATTTGCCGTGAATTCAACCGGGCGGAAGCCAAAATCGAAATCACGGTAATAGACCAGGGCGTCACGGATCATTTGATGGATAGTCTTATTCGACTTCACATGAGAGATCCGCACAAACGATATTTCCTGACATTAAAAAAAGATTACCAGGTTTACGGCGCTTTATACAAAAAGCAGATCGAAACAATGTCAATCAAAAACAATAAAAGAATTGTGGAACTGGGGGTTGATTTGGAATGATAGAAGATAAAATCTACACCGCCGAACAAATTATTGCAGACCTTCAAAAGCAGAAGGAAGCCCTGGAACAAAGTTCAAAGTCAAAAATGGTGTATGTTATTAACCCGGCAGATAAAGAGAATTTCGAAAAAATAACCGGGCTTATATATGGCCGCGACTTTATCGTTCACGAAATGGTTTCGCCGGAAAAAGTTATTGTATATAGCGAACCGCCTTCCAGGCCTGAAATAAATTATTCCCTGGCGTCGGCACTGAATGACGAAGTTCGAATTGATTCTTCAATGAACAGAGCGCAACGGCGCGCGGCGATGAAAGAGCAGAAAAAAAGAAAGAAGGTAGGAAAACATGAAAGAATTTACAGACCAGGTAATGAAATTCAAAATAACAGAAGATAAGCTGAAAATGGAAATTAAATTGACCGATTTAGCCCGTCTTTTGAAAGAATCGCCTAGTAACGTAGCAGACGACGGCGAACACGAATATTGCCACGTTAGAAAAGGCAAAAACAAAGAATTTGCGGAAAGAATTGTTGAAATGTTGATGGACGAATCACCGCACGATGAAAACAATATCCGATGGGGCCAAGTGTTCGAAGACATATTTGTCGAAATGATGGAAGGTGACGAAGATTGTTTGAAATACCGCGGCTACAACTAGAAAGAAGGTAAAAGAAATGAGTTTTACACAAAACGATCCAGAACTTGAAGCCGCTTATTTGGCTTCGTACCCGATGGAAAAGAAGGATATTCCGGCCGACGCGGTATTCCTGGGAACGATCGAAGCCCTGGCGTTCCCGGTTGAAATCTACCAGGACGGCGACGGAACCTTTGTTTCATGCGTCCAGGAAAAATAATTGATGAAAAAGCAACCTACAATCCAGAAAAGAATTTATTATCATTGTCCGGTGTGCCGCTACAATTCGACTGATCGCGAAAAAGTACAACGACATTTTCGGACACATACAATCCAGGCCGAAGAAGTTGTTTATTGCAATGTTTGCGGCGCCGGCTGGCACGTGAGCGCATACGGCGAACAAGGCGCCAGGAAAAACGCCGCGGATTGCGTCAGGAAACACCAGGAAGAAGGAAACATCGACGACGTGGCCGCCGCAACCTTCTTCTTGTCCGAAGGCGCCTTCGGCTATCCAACAGTAAAGAAAGGCGGAAAGGAAGAATGAACAGAACCGGAAGCAGATCTAAAATGTGGCCGGAATGTGCGGCTTGCGAAAAACGCGACACTTGTGACAAAAAGAGATTGTGCGCGGAAGCGTACATCATGCCAACCGCCGCCGAAGTAGCAGAACCGGCCGCCAGAGCAACAAGAACAATTATGGTAAATGGGAACCCGACAATCGTTTATGAAGACGAAATAAAAAAGGCCCTGGAACAATCACTTTTCAAAGAAAGATTTCTACACTTCGGGGCATAGAAAGGCGAAAAAATGAAGAAAAACAATAAAAGTATTTATAATTCACCTAAAAAGTACGCCAAACGTTGCGATATACCGTTAAATCTGGCGAAAATCCAGTGTAAGAAGTACAAAAAAGAAGCCAGGCAACGAAAAAAGATAAAATGTCCGGCGTGCCATCGAAAAAGCCTGGTATTTTGCGGCGGTTCCTACGAAGAAGGTTACGGCGATTATATCGAATGTGCCGCTTGCGGCGAAGCATACGCACCGGAAGAAATAAAAAACGGCTATATGTTACATTTTGGCTGGGATTTTGACGTTGTGTTGTATTATTCAGGCAAAACGCCGGAAGAAAAGATTTCCGGTAGATTAGAAGCGTGCGGATCTGAAAAAATCGAAGACTGGGTAAAATTTGCAGAAGACGAAATCCGCGGAAAGTATGATTGACAAAATAAACTTGAAAATGTAAAAATACACGCTTGATTTTACAAAGAATTTTTGATAAAATAAAAGAACGGAACGCCGTTTCCAGCAATTCCGCCCTAGTCCTTTAATAATTATAGCATGAATCGGCTATAATTGCAAGGGGAAGCTGAAAAATGGCGAAACCATCGAATACGAACGAAAGGAACTTTTTTAAAGACATTGATCTTCAAATAATGCTATGTAGCGAACAGATTAAAAATCATCGAAGGTCAATCAAAAAAACAAAGAAAGTGTGTGGCTGGTATGGGCCTTCTGGTGTTGGTGGAATCGACTATTCGAAAGAACGCTTTCCTACAAATCACATTTCCTTCGCGGAAGCGCTGGAAATGATCGACCGGGATCAGAAAAAGATTGCAGAACTGGAAGAAGAACGACGCGAACTTCGAAGAAGCAAAAAACGCGTCGAAAAAATCTATTCAAAATTGACCGGTTACGAAGAACAAGTTTATTATCACCGAATTATTTTAAAAATGACACAAGCGGCGTCGGCTGAAAAAATGAGCCTATCCGTTCGCCAGCTTCAACGAATCGAAAGCAAAATGAAGGACGAAGGCTTGATGTAAAAATGAAAATTTTTTGAAACGGAAATTTTTTCACTTTTTGAACACGTCAATTTTTGAAAAAGCCTGATTTTATGCAGATTTAGGCCGATTTTCCATGTCGTGTTTTATGTCGTGTTTTTGTCGTAAAATATGTCGTGGAAATGTCGTGTCAATATGTGTTATGATAAGTATGTTGATAAGTGAATCAAAAAACCTTGAAGGGCGTCGCGAAGCGGCGCTTTTTCTATGCGATGAAGGGGGTGTTCTGATGAATACGGTCGAACCTATCCGGGACATGGATCTTGTGCTGGACGTGGCCGACTACCTAAAATCGAATAATGAACGCGATTTTGTTCTGTTTATGTTTGGCATATATACGGGACTTCGAATTTCGGATATTTTGAAATTCAGGATCCGCGATGTAAAAGGGAAAGACGCTGTTTATATCCGCGAAAAAAAGACGGGTAAGGAAAAGCGCTTCCCGATAAATGATGAATTAAAACCTATCATCGAAAATTATATCGCTGGAAAGCGCGACTTTGAATTTCTGTTCAAATCGCCTAACTATCCGAATAAGCCTATCACCAGACAGCAAGCCTATAATATTTTATCGGCCGCCGCGAAAGTGTTTGGCCTGGATAGTATAGGCACACACACCCTTCGAAAAACGTTCGGTTATCATATGTACCAGCAGACACACGACGCCGTTACACTGATGGAAATATTCAATCATGCAGACATAAGCGTCACGTTGCGCTACATAGGAATTAACCAGGACAATAAAGATAAGCTAATCAAGGGCCTATCATTCAAGCACAAGGGCCGCAAATAAAGCCGCTATTAGAAGCCTTCTGAATCATCGAAGAATCGGAAGACTTCTTTCTTTTTGCCCTGGACTTGACACAATGAAAGATTGTCAAATGATGTGTAGACTTTTTGTTCGCACTTTAATGAAAGAAAACAGATCACACGTGACTTGACACAATTATAAGATATGTCAAGAGAAGGGACGACCAGAAGGCGACCAGGACGACGACCAGGTGTTCGGCAAAAGACGCCCGAAAGAACGTAGGTTCTTCCAGGAAATTTTTTAGGCTTGCGGGTAAGCGAAGCCCAAAATCTTCCTAGATACAGAAAAAAATTTTTGAAAGTTACCGTTTCCGTTTTACCGGCTAGAAGGAAGGTGATGTTATGGCGAAAAACGAAACAGAATCCGCAAAGGTTACAGACATAGACAGTTTAACCGTATCAGCGGCCGTCCTGGGACAGATTTTCGGCGTATCAGACCGAAGAATTCGCCAGATGGCAGAAGAAGGAATCATCGTTCGCGTTGCGAAGGGCAGATATAACCTGGTTGAATCCGTGAAGAACTATATTCTTTCTTTGAAGCTGGCCGTTGACAGTGCCAACAATGAAAACCCGGACGGAGAATTGAACATTGATGAAGAAAAGGCCCTTCACGAAAGA